CTTAGCAGTCAATAATCTTGCGTATAAATCAAAATTAAAGCTACCTTTTCCGTTTCTTGTGAAGTAGTCGTAACTACTTGCTAACATTTTGTCTTTAATCACTAACATATCTATTTGTTTTTGTTTGTTACTTATTTAAAAGGGCTAATTAAAGCCCTAGTTTATTCTCTATTGAACAATATTCGTTCGCCCATAGCATTAAAATCATAGCTTTGTTTTTATTCCATTCCTCTGCTGTAATTCCTAACTTTTTAGCCATTTCAATACAATCTTTAACAAAAGATTTATTATTAATTAAATCTTTTCTTCTTTTCATTTCTGTTTCAATTGTTACTGCTTTCATAATTTCTATTTGTTTTTGTTTGTTTGTATGGTACAAATATAAGTAAATAATTATAATAATAACAATAATAATTAAAAATAATTTAAAATATTTTATAAGTGCTTGATTTTGAGCATAAAAAAACCCTCACTATTTTTACTAGTAAGGGTCAAAACAATAAAATTATGTATGAAATCGGTATAAAGATAGTTATTTATTGTATAACTCCCACTCTTTTAAACGTCTATTTTTTAAACCTTGTAAAACTTTTCCATTAGCGGTAATGTATTTAGTTAAAAACCAGTCCTTAATCTTGTCTTTATTAGCTTCCATATTAACCAACTTAAATAAAGTTGTACTACCTCCAGTGTTATATGTGTGAGATACTAAGGCATCAAATTGATTTTGCTTAACATCAACTTTTAATTTACTATTTACTATTCGTTCATATCTTACAATAAGGTCATCAAATAAATCTCTAGCTTGTTCTAGTGTTATAGTGTCGCCCATTTTAACCTTATCTCCATTTGGGTAATATGTATTTCCAAATCCAATAGTAGGTACTCCTGCACTACATTTATAAGCTTTAAGTCTTACACCTTCAAATAACTTAATTAAGTCTTTACCTTCTTCTGATATTTTCATTTTAATACAAATAATGTTAATACACCTACACTTATTAAGTGTGCTATTTTACTTCGTTTTTTTCGCTTCTCAACGTCTTTCTTTAAATCTACAATACTATCTTTCAATTTATCGTTAACTTTATTCTGAACGTCTATAATAGTGTCTAATTGTCCTATTAAAGTATCTTGCCATTTAATAGTATAATCTTGTTGCTGTATTACTGAATCTTGGTATGCTATTATTTTAACCGTATCGTTGTTTTCTTTAGCTACTATTACACTATCTCTATAAATTAAAATAGTATCCTTAAAACGTCTTATTTTAGTCTTAAATACAATAGTATCTCTATATAGTGTATCTAGTCTTTTTTCTAACTTAGTGATATATCTAATTTCAGTTGGTAAAGTTGGCTGTTTATGTAATACCAACCATGCTACAACTAACAACAATACACCTATCAAAATCTTTTCTAACTTCATTTTTTTAACTTTTCACTTATAGAGTCAGTTACTTTAGTACCTAATGCAACACCTACCATAGTAACAAACACATCATATCTAAACCCCTCTTTATATAAGTCGTAAATAATCATATACACTACTAACAACCATGCACTAAACATAGTTAAAGAGGTGCGAGAATAACGTAGTTTATCATTCTCTAACTTCATCAAAGTATCTTGAACTAACTTTTTTAAGATACGCTTCACTTCTTAATGTCTTTGAACAGTTGTACAAATGCTTCAGCGTTTGCTTTCATAGTTCTTTCAGCGTGTCTGATTGCTCTAGATAGTTCTTCAAACTGTTTGTTGAACTGCTCAAACTTTAAATCCATTATACGCTCTAAATTCTCTATCTCTGAAGGCATTTTTTCATTTAGGTTTTCTATCTTACCCTCTAGCTTCATAGTTCTATCGGATAGCTTCCAATGCTCTTTCTCTAAAGACTTGTATCTAGAGTAAACATCTCTAAGGAAGTACCCAACTACACCCAATAATGATGTTACTATGTATTGGTAAGTTTCCATTCTATACTATTTCTTCTGATGTCCAGTTAGCACCCTCACATATTACTAACATTTCTTCTCTAGTGTAAGTTGTGAAAGTATCCCCCTCAACTATGAAGTACTGCCCATCTAATGAACGCCTTACTGTGTTTGCGTTTTGTAGTCCTGTACATTGACTGTAATCAAATGTATCAATCTCTGCTATTGGTCTTATATCGTATCCCATTTTTTTTATATTTTTAATTGTTAATATTGTAAACCTATACCACTATTGTATAAATCTGTTACTTCACTTGCTGTTAGTTCTCTGTCCCATACACCTACTTCGTCAATTATACCTCCAAAAGGACTTAAACCAGCACCACCATCACTACTTAAAGTTAAGTCATCAGTATTAGATGTGCTTGATGTTAAAGTATTAGATATTGTTACAAGTGTTTGTGAAACACCGTCAACATATATTTTTAATCCAGATGGAGTTCTGCTACCGTCATAACTTAATATTATGTGAGTTATAGCTGTAGTATATGAAGATGAAGTTCTAACATCTAACTTTGATGAACTACCATCTCTTAAATAGAACCATAACTGACCGCTATTATAAAATAAAACATAACCCTTACCAGTTGTAGTAGCACCAAATTTTCTAAACAAAGTTTTAATACCAGTTAAATTAGATGGATTCGCCCATAGACTAAAGCTAAATGGTGTGCTACCATCGAAGTCTAAAACATTACCAAAATCAACTCTATCATTAACACCATCAAAACTAAATCCATTGTTTATAATTCCTGTTCCGTATGTTGCACCATTAACAAGTGTACCGTTATAATTTCCTAAAGAATCATTTGGAGTGTTGTCGGCTGTGTAGTAAGCTAGTAAGTCGTTCCAAAGAGGATTACCACTAGCTTGTAATATATAAGGATTAATTAAAAACATATTATGCTCTATTACCTATTAATGTAACTTTTAAACCTGCTTCTGTTGCACCTCCACTAATAGCATCAATATCAATTGTAATCTCTGCATCATCTGCTAATGCTGAATCTGATATTACTGCTGCTGTCGCTGCTGTTGTTGAAGTCTTTTCTGTAGCATCAATAGTCAACAAAGTAGATAAGATAGAAACACCTCCCTCGTTAATATCAATAGTAGTAGTTCCCGAAGTACTACCTGCTGTACTTAGTGATGCTCTAACCTCTGTTACTGTCATTGCGAAAGGCATTCTAAAAGTTAACTTTGCTGTTCCTGTTGTTAACGCTGTTGTTTCATCTGATACAGCTACTTGAATAACCTCTTGCATTACTTCAGCACCTGTTACATACTTTGAATCATATGTACTACCATTATAATCAGATACTATTAGTAAATCGTTAGCTTCTAAATTAGCTGCTTTTGCTGTTAATTGACTTATTTTCTTTGTTGCCATTTTTTATCTTTCGTATTTTGTTTGTCCAAACCAACTATTATCGTAAGCTAAACCGAAACCTCCCCAGTTTACACTTAAATCTTCTGTTATTGCAGTACCATCTGCTTCATCTAATAGTAGGAATCCACTATTTTCATCTACTATATTATCGCCATCATCTGACTGTTTGCCAAATCCAATTAGATTATATACTGCTTCTCCCCACATATTTAATTAACCTTTTTATTGTCTTTTTGTTGCATTAACTTAACTGCATATTCTTGCAATTTCTTAACGTCTTTAGCTTTCATTTTATACCTATCTCTCATAAATACCAACCTCCTATATTTGTGTTGCTAATCGGATAAACATCTGCACCTGAATTAGTGTGATATTCAGGAAAAGAACTTGAGTTAAAACTCATATAATCTACGAATCTTTGACTGTAGTTCTCTGCTGTTATCCTTTGCTTTTCAATTAAAAAATCTACTTCATTCTTTTGTACCGTTTCAGAACTTTCTGCTGTATGCTTAAACACTCCTTTATTAGCTACTGTATAAGCACTAAAAGGCAAATATTCGACCATTGCCCAATGAATAAGCATTTGCTTAACATAGTTGTTTAATAAGTCTAAATAAACACCTGACAATGTCCCTGCTTCAATATCTGATTTTAACCTATTAAGTAAATCAGTACCTAAGTAGTTTTGAATGTGTATATCT